ATCACCCGACCCCCCCGGCCTCGAATCGGTCACCCGGCAGAGGTTCAGTCACGGCCGGCCCGGACGGTTGAGAGAATGTCAACTCTCGCCCGCACTCTCGGACGTGCACAAATGCGTAAACTTGCGAGAACTCAAAAAACCAATTATCGGCCGCCTTTCTTGAGTGGCAAACCTTCCACGCTACAGCGTCAACGTCTTCTCGTGTTCCGGTAGGTTCTCGCAATTCACGAGCGAGAACAACAAACCGCTCACCCCGCAACGTATCAAAAATAGAATTCTTCATGATCGGATATCCCAACAGAAAAGAGACGTAGCCGCTTCACGACGTAGCGAGCCTTTAGGACGAAGCACCACAACACCGGCCGAACGCTTACCGCCCCGCGGCCCTGCGAATCGGTCCAAATCCCGCCGATCCGATAGATCACCGTCTACGGCCGGAAGTCCCCAGATAAACCGCGGCACTTCCTCACTCTTCTTAAGATCACGAGCCACGACGGCCACCGAATGCCCGCCCTTAACGATAGCCCGCACACTGTCGACAGTTTCCCGCTCTTGACTGGCAGAGTAGACCACATGACGCCACGAATCCCCGAGGGTATCCGGCCGCTTGGTGTAGTCCCACGCCCTACAGCGCGGCCCCGCAGCCTCTTCTAATTGGTCCGCCCACGGTTTCCAGTCGACATCCTGCAGGACATTAAGCCGAAGACCCCACGAGCGACGGCCAGTGCGCCGCCGAATGCCCCGCAACTCTTGAGCGAGTAGACGCCCGAACGCCTCCGGGTAATTGACCAGAAGCGAAGCCCGCCAACCGCGGCCCCGCTGCACAGTATCGAGGCCACCTTTCCCGGCCAAGTTTAAACAATGGCGCCGACATTCTGGCGTAGAAGACGTGCACAAATTCACGCCCGACAACCGAGCCGGAAGAAGAGAGCAGGACCAACAAAGGCCCGAACGTGCAAGCTTACTGTTATAAGAACCAGGCGCCAGGATAGGCGCCTTAACGTCTTTAAAGCCGAAAGCGACACGCTCGCGACGCAAGATGCCGAAATCTTCCACGGTCGGAGACTCGCCCAAATCCATAGGCGGAAGATTAAAGCCCCGCCGTTTAATAGTGACAGCGTTCACGATTGACCCCCCGCATAGACACTGTTTGGATATTCTCGCACCAGTCGACGTTCTAGCCTGTCCCGTTCTCTAGTGTGAGTCTCGCACAGCGGCCAGGTCACCCCGTCCGAACGAGTCCACAGCGCAACAGCGCCAGAGCACCGAGAGCGACCGGACCAGTTACAAATGTCTTCCAATCTCTCTTCACTTGCTAGCTCTTCTAAATACAACATGTTGTCTATCTGTTGAAAGTCCACGATCACACCGCCATACACTCGGAACAGGCGCCGCAATTCCCGCACCAATCATCTTGGAAAAAGTCCGCACGTTCTAGGCCGGTCAATTCCTGCCATTCTTGAGGCAGCGAGTCGTAGGCATCGACGCACCAGTCACAAACGGCCGCATCGAATGCTGTTACTAGATCGAACGTTAGCGGCCCTAGTTCGTCTCTTATGTCTTCCGGGTAGAGCCCCGTTGAATACTGCAGAGTCTCAAGGGCTCTGTCATATTGACCCCGACGGATAGCCGCCGGAGAATAGTCGGTAATGGTCATAACTTCCCTTTATTAATTAGGCGGCCAGGTCATTAGCCGCCCCCTAATAATGCCACACAACAACACCGGCCGCCAGTCTTACAGGTGAGTAAATTTACTCACCCCTAGCGGCCCAAGCAGCACCCCAAAAAAGTGTTAAGGAACCCTAACACCAGACGTTAACCCCACCTATGTTAACCCCGCCTAACACCCCATGTTAACCCAACCTAACAGTCGATGTTAAGCGAACCTAACACCGCAGGTTAGGGCAGCCGACTCGACGAAAAAGTGAAAGACCGCAAGGTCTTTCACTATCACGACACCTAAACCTTCTGGCGCCCAAGTATACGACACCTGATCCACAAAAGTTGCAACTGGTATTACTTAATGGTATCTTGCGTTTGGAAAGGGAGGTACCACGTTGAATTTAGATCAACGGATTAAGGAGCCGTGGCTTTTGCAGGCCGCTTGCGTTGGGAAAGATGTGAACATCTTTTACCCAGGTCGTGGGCGGGTAGCTGTTGAAGCTAAACGGATTTGCGATAGTTGTGCTAGTACTGCTGAGTGTCTTGAGTATGCGCTTGAGAACAACATTCAGGGTGGCATATTTGGAGGTGTGTCCGAACGGGCTCGCCGTGCGATGCGTGCTGAACGCAGAAGGAGAGGGCAATAATGTGGTCACCACCTGATGATCCTTACGCTGATTTGAGTGATGAGGAGTATGAGGAGATGATGGAGGCTCGCGAGAATGCGGAGTCGATGTTTTGGGATCGGAAGATAGACGAATTGAGGGGTAATTAGCCGTGGGAAAGGTTAAGAAGATCAACGTTGCTTTGGGTGCTGGTCTGTGGAGGCCGATGTTTGCACGCATTGAGAACGGTGAGATTATTCAGTTAGCTACAAGTAAAGAACAATTAGAAATGGGAGACAATGGCGAAAACAAGCAAGAGTCGTAAAGACAAGGCCGAGAGGGAGCTTGCTGCGGAGCAGGATGCGAAGTCGAAGAAGACTCCGATGAAAAGAAACATTCCGAAGATTGACGAGGGTGACGCATTTACCTTGGGTGACAAGGTGAGAGCTAATAAGCACCTCGAGTGGACTCCGAATCAGCGTAAATCCGCCAAAGTGGACTAGAAAGTGTTACGATTTATATATCTTCTACATAGGAAGGGATAGATATGTTGAAGGAAAGTAGGTGGGGGATCGATCTCCATGGAGAGAACTCTCACGTTAAAGGAAATGACTACAGAAGAG